GTCGCGCGTCATCGAGGGGCTGTACACTGACGTGACGCCCCGCCTAGAGGATAACACACATGCAGCAGCCGATATATTCAGCGCAAGACGAGATGGAGTTGATGGCGCGGCTGTGGTCGCCCACATTGAAGGATGACCCCCTAGCATTTGTGCTGTACACATTCCCGTGGGGCCAAGCAGGCACACCGCTGGAACATTTCCCCGGTCCGCGTAAATGGCAGCGCCAGATACTTGGCGATCTGCGCGACCACATCAAAGAGAACAACGGCAAGGTTGACTTCGCCACAGCGCGGATGGCGATTGCGTCAGGCCGCGGTATTGGTAAGTCGGCGCTGGTGTCATGGCTAACCATCTGGATGCTGTCATCACGCATCGGCTCGACCACCATCGTGTCGGCGAACTCCGAAGCGCAGTTGCGGTCGGTAACATGGGCAGAAATTACCAAGTGGCTGGCGATGTCGCTGAACAGTCATTGGTTTGAAATAGCAGCTACACGCATCATGCCAGCCAAGTGGCTGACGGAACTGGTCGAGCGCGACCTGAAGAAAGGCACGCGCTACTGGTCCGTCGAAGGGCGGCTGTGGTCGGAAGAAAACCCTGACGCCTACGCGGGTGTTCACAACTTCGACGGTGTGATGCTGATATTCGACGAAGCCAGCGGTATCCCCGACAGCATATGTTCCGTATCGGATGGTTTCTTTACAGAAAATACGCCGCACCGCTTTCATCTGGCGTTCTCCAACCCGCGGCGCAACACAGGCTATTTCTACGAGACGTTCCACAGCAAGCGGGCGTTCTGGACAACACGCACCATTGACGCCCGCGATGTCGAGGGTACAGACAAAAACCTGTACCAGCGCATCATCGACGAGTATGGACCAGACAGCTACCAAGCCAGCGTCGAAGTCTACGGCAACTTTCCATCAGAAGGCGACGATCAGTTCATCGCCAGCAACTTAGTGGATGATGCCATGAAGCGGCCACCCATCAAAGATGACAGCGCGCCCATCGTGATAGGTGTAGACCCTGCACGCTTCGGGGCGGATGCTACCGTTATCGCCATACGGCAGGGCCGTGACATTTTGGAACTGCGGAGACACCGCGGGGCTGACACGATGGAAGTGGCCGGCTACGTCATCGACGCCATAGAGCAGTTCAAGCCTGCGTTGGTCTGCATCGACGAAGGCGGGCTAGGCGCAGGCGTCGTGGATCGGCTGAAAGAGCAGCGGTACAAGATACGCGGCGTAAACTTCGGCAATAAGGCCAAGAACCAGATTATGTGGGGTAACAAGCGCGCAGAGATGTGGGGCGCCATGCGAGATTGGCTCAAGACAGCGCACATCCCCAACGACAGGTTTCTGAAGACTGACCTCATCAGCCCGCGCACCAAGCCTGACAGCAAGGGTACGCTGTTCCTCGAAAGCAAGAAAGATATGAAGTCACGCGGGCTGGCGTCGCCTGACGCAGCGGACGCTATAGCGGTGACATTTGCCTTTCCTGTAGCGTCACAGGATTTTCGACAAGGACGCGTTGACAGACGCTCGTCAAGCGGGTATTCTCCTGCCGGAGTATCTACAAGCTGGATGGGCAGTTAATGGCAGACAAGAAAAAATCTGTGTCGTTGTCCGTAGGCCGGGGTGAAAAGCTGCCTGTATCTAAGGGTGCGGGGCTGACAGCCGCTGGTAGAGCAAAGTACAACGCTGCAACCGGCAGCAAGTTAAAAGCGCCAGCGCCCAACCCGAAGACAAAGGCTGACGCAGGACGCAAAGCGTCGTTCTGCGCCCGCATGGGTGCAGTAGCAGCTAAAGCTAAGAATGGCGAACGTGCCAAAGCTAGTTTGAAAAGGTGGAAATGCCCATGAAACCCGGTCTATATGCCAACATCCATGCTAAAAAAGCCCGCATCGCCGCCGGATCAGGCGAAAAAATGCGTAAACCGGGTACTAAGGGCGCCCCCACAGCCAAGGCTTTCAGAGAAAGCGCCAAAACCGCTAAAAAACCAGCTAAGAAGGGTAAGTAAATGCCATCAGGTAAGAAAGATATTTACGGCAATAAGAGCAAAGCACTCTATAAAGCTGGCACAATAGCCTCTGAACGCGCTGCAATTGCTAACCGCGACCCAGCCCGCGCACGCCGCGCAATGGAAGCGGTAGCGCGTGAAGGCACGACAAGCGCAGCAGGCGGACGCGCACCAATGAAAATGCCGAAACCTGTACAGAAACCTGTACAGGTCACACGCACAACCGTGAACATGAAGCCCACACCGGCGAAGAAGAAATAAAATGCCTTTGGTCAAGTCGCCCAGCAAAGCCGCGTTCCGCAAGAACATCAAGGCCGAGGTAAAAGCCGGAAAACCTGTCAAACAGGCGGTTGCAATCGCGTACAGCGTAAAGCGTGAAGCCGCCAAAAAAGGTAAAAAGTAACCACAATGGCTGATCCGACAGGAATTAACAAGGTAGGCGACGTAGCTGACATCGGTAGCGATCCAGCAAACACCCGTGGTGACCCTGACACTATGGCAACCATGCGCCATCGGCTACAGATGTCGATGGCAGCCTATTCGGACAGCCGTGAAGACGAACTAGACGACCTTCGGTTCATGGCCGGCAGCCCTGACAACCAGTGGCAGTGGCCTGCTGACGTGTTGGCGACCCGCGGCGCGGTGCAAGGCCAGACAATTAACGCACGTCCCTGCTTGACAATTAACAAATTGCCGCAGCACGTCCGTCAGGTAACGAACGAACAGCGTCAAAACCGGCCTGCCGGTAAGGTAATACCTGTCGATGACAATGCTGACATTGAAGTGGCAGCGATCTTTGACGGCGTCGTGCGGCACATCGAGTATATGTCCGACGCTGACGTAGCCTACGACACGGCTTGCGACAACCAAGTCACATACGGCGAAGGCTATATCCGTCTCATTACGGAATACTGCAACGAAGAGACTTTCGACCAAGACGTGCGTATTATGCGCGTCCGCAACTCGTTTAGCGTTTACATGGACCCTACGATCCAAGACCCATGCGGCGCAGACGCTGAATGGTGCTTTGTCACGCAGGACATGACCAAAGACGAGTATGAGCGCGAGTTTCCTGACGCAACGCCTATCTCGTCGATTCTGTCAACCGCTGTCGGCGATGAAAGCATGTCGGCATGGCTTGACGAAGACACTATCCGCGTCGCGGAGTATTTCTACTATAAGCGCAAGCGCGAGACGCTGAACCTGTATCCAGACAACGTCACTGCGTTCAAAGATACGCCGATGGATAAGCAACTGCGCGCCATGTACGGCAAGCCTGTCCGTAGCCGCGAAGTAGACCGCAAAAAAGTCATGTGGATGAAGACCAATGGCTATGACGTGCTGGACGAACGCGAGTGGCCGGGCAGTTGGATACCTGTCGTGCGCGTCGTAGGCAACGAATTTGAAGTGCAAGGTCAGATTTACGTGTCCGGTCTGGTGCGTAACGCCAAAGACGCACAGCGTATGTACAACTATTGGACCAGCCAAGAGGCAGAAATGCTGGCGCTGGCACCAAAAGCACCCTTTATTGCTTATGGTGGTCAGTTCGAGGGCTACGAGAACCAGTGGAAGACTGCCAACACGACCAACTGGCCGTATTTGGAAGTCAATCCAGACGTTACAGACGGCGCTGGGAACGTATTGCCGCTCCCGCAGCGTGCAGCACCACCGCTGCCGCAAACAGGTCTGATACAGGCTAAAATGGGCGCTGGTGAGGACATCAAGTCCACCACCGGCCAGTATGACGCCTCATTGGGTCAACAAGGCAACGAGCGGTCTGCAAAAGCCATCGTGGCACGCGAAAAGCAGGGCGATGTCGGCACGTACCACTATGTAGATAACTTAGCCCGTGCGATCCGTCACATTACCCGCCAGCTTGTCGATATTATCCCTAAGATTTACGACACACAGCGCATCGCGCGCATCATCGGCGTTGATGGCGAAGTCAGCATGGTCAAAATGGACCCTATGCAGCAAGAGCCTGTCAAGGAAATTCGTGACCAAAATGGCGGATTGA